TGCCAGCCGTGCCGGTCATGTTGCCGCTGTAAAATCCAGTTGATCCGGTTTCGGGGCAGGAGATGGCGGAGCCTACGGCGGCTCCGGATTGGTAGCGTTGCGCGGTGACGGTTAAGCCGGTGGTAGCGAGGGCGATATTGAGTTCGTTTGGCATTTTAGTGGTTGGTTAGGAGTTTGCGGGAATCCACTGGCGCTCGACTCGGTCGGCGAACCAGACGAGGTTCGGCTCCCAGTCGCCTTGGTCGGGGCGTTCGATTTTGATGAGAGGGACGATCTGCGGATCGACCCAATCTTCCGGGCAGGGATAGGGGCGGATGGTGTCGATGCGTGGTTCGTCGTTTTCGTCCAGCACGATGCTGGAGAGTTCTTGGCGTCCGTCTGCGAATATAAGTCCGTATGTTCTCATGGTGTGGTTTTGGTTAAGTTCCGAATCCGATTTCGACTGCATCGACCGCGGCAACCCAGCGCCAGATTGTGGAGGCTGTGCCGGTGACGCTGACGATGAGTGCGTCTGACGCATCGTTTGCGGAGAGCTCGATGGATGTGCCTGCGGCGTTGTCTGTGCCGATAGTTATGGGCGCGTAAACTTCGGTGGTCGTGCCTGTGACATTTTTGAGAGCGTATTGGCGGAGGTAGTGCGCGACTGCCGCGCCTGTGCTGGAGATGCCAGAAATGTTAATTGTGAGGGCAAGAACTTTGCCGGACGGGATCGTGAGGCGGGTTGTCGCTCCATCCAAAGCCATTTCAACGCCAGTATTAGTTGTTGTTTTGCAACGAAGGACGAAGCGAGCGCGTTGCGCGTCGCCTAGGGTAGAGAATTGTCCTGATGCGTGGGATTGCTGCCCATATCTATTTGTTGAAGCTTGAAAACTTGATAGGATTCCACTATAATCTGTGTTTGTTCGATTTACTTTTCCTCCAACAATAGCCGTATAAGACCCTACTGAAAGATTTGACTCCCCACCCAAACAAGATGAATAGGTTGAAAAGGCATTGTTGCTTTGACCGCCAATGCTTGTTGTATAATTTGCGTTTGCAAAATTTTGTTGACCAATGCTTGTTGCCCCTTGATAATTTGCACTTGCGCCAAAACCTATAGCTATTGAAAGTATTCCACCAGCACTACACCCATTACCAATGGATATTGAGTTCCAAGATGTGCTTGTATCGCCACCATTTGTGGAAGAACATGAAGTTCCGATTGCGATTGCATTTGGTTGAGTTGCTGAACAACTTGTTCCAATCGCTATAGAATTTGAACCAGAAGCAACATTTGTTGCAGCACCGCGAGTTAATTGCAAATCAATTGCTCTTGCGCCTCGCGCATTTCCCCCAGTCGTAGTTCCGTCTGGTTTGGGGCCAAGGATAAATGCCCCAGTGCCTTTTGGGGTTAGAACGAGTGCGGAGTTGGTCTCGGTGGTGTTCTCGGAGAGGGTGACATTTGTAGACACGCTATGACCCGTGAGGAGTGTTCCTGCTGTGATGTCTGTTGTGAAAAGTGATGCCGCACCACCTACACTTGTGCTAACTTGGAATGTTGCTCCGCTTACATTGATAACATAGTAGTTAGTTGTAGTAACAAGACCAGCTCCACCAGTCAATGCGGTAAATCGAACTGGTTGACCATTTGCAAAGGCAGAACCTGTTGCCGTAATAATGTCAGTTGAAGCAACTCCTGTTACTGCAAACGATTCAATGGCATCTTCAATGATGAGGCCAGAGTTTTGTAATGTGCTTCCACCCGTGCCGTCTGCGCGGAGGATGGCGTTGTCAACTGAGCCTGCGGTGAGCGGGCGAGGGAGTGCGTTTGCGATCATGTTTTATGAGTAGGTGAGAGATTCTTTGGAAGACCACGCGCCGGTGGCGGATTGCTCAGCGGTGACATTCCCGGCGCTGTCGGTGGTGATACGGTAGATGGTCCACTCTGCGGCGGCCTCGGCTGGGCCGGTGGCGGGGAAATTGTCCCAAGCGAGGCGGCCGATGTAGAGGGTGGTGCCGTCGGTGGCAGAAAGAAAAAGGTAAGCCGATGGGTCGGCGGCTGTGGCTCCGATCTGGAAGACTTCGCCCGCTGCATCTTTGCTGTAAAGTTTGCGGTCGGCCAAGTTGATGGCGAGGGAGCCCTCGGCCACTTGCGCGGCGGTCGGCACTCGGCCTGCGACATTGGATCGCTTCAGTTGGATGACGGTCATTTTAAGTTTTCAGATTTCGGAGTGGAGCGATGGCGCGGGATGAACCGCGCCACCGCTGAGTGGGGAGGGAGCTACTTAGAAGCTGCCGCCGTCGAAGCTGATGCCGTCGATGCTGCCGCCGGTGATGGCGACGTTGTTAGCATTCTGCGTGGACATCGTGCCGAGGGAGGCTGCTGTGCTCTCGAGGCTGGTGACGCGGCCGGAGAGGGCTGAGTCAGCGGAGCTACGAGTGGATGCCTCTGCATCAATGTTGCTTTGCAGGGTGGAGTCTGCTGCGGCGCGTGTGGATGCCTCGCTGGTGACCAGACCTGTGACGGTCGTGATCGCGGAAGCGCGTGTTGAAGCCTCGGAGTTGATGTTGCTTTGGAGCGTCGAATCCGCGCTGGTGCGGGCCGACACTTCGGCTGCCAAAGCAGCGTTGTTGCTAGAGACGTAACCGGCGAAAGCCGAGTCATTCTCTACGTCAACGCTGTTGATGAGGGTGACGATTTCCGCGAAGCTGTCTTTGTCAGCTTGGGAAGCAGAGAGGATCGCGTCAACGCGGTTTTTCTCGGTCGTGATTTTGGCGTCAAGAGCATTGTCGCCAGAAACGCGAGCGGAGGATTCTGCTGAGACGGCTGCTGCGCGGTCGCTGATCTCGGTGGCGAGATTGGCGGCTACGACGCCTTCGGCTGCTGTCGCACGCGAAATTTCGCTGGCGAGGTTTGTGGTCAGCGTGCTGTCAGCGGCGATGCGGGCGGATTGCTCGCTCGAGAGCTGGGCGTTGGTGGCGAAGTGGCCTTCACCGGCGATGACGACCGATGTGGTGCCGTTGCCGATGTAGAGTTTGTTGTCAACGAAGCTGTGTGCGAGTTCGCCGAGGGCGAGGCCGGTAGGGGCGCCGGAGGCACCTGTCAAACGGCGTTTGATGCGGAGTGTATTTGCCATGGTGTTATTTTATGGAGGGGGTTGTTGTTACTGCGGGGTTAGTCCTAAAAGTCACCACCGTCCGTGTTGGAGGCGATAGGCAGATAGGAAAGGGTTTCGACATCCCAACGGTGCGGGATGTTGGTATCGGCCGGAAAGTAAATGCGGGCGACCACCCCGGTGGCGGGGAAGTCAGCGAGAGTTGGGAAGCGCTGCACGTCGTCGAAGTCGTCGGGAATCATCGCGCCGCTGATTTGACCCGATGAGTCAAGTTGCGCGACCTGAGCGGTCGTGCTGACCATATTTCCGGTTAAAGGGTCAAAGGAGATTTGCGACATTAAGCAAAGGGAGGATACTGAATGAATGAAGTCTGCACTTGGGCGTTGTCGGTAGCGGGAACACCACCGAAATAAGTCATCTTGATGCGGGCGACTGCGGTTCCGCCAAAGCTGTATTCGGTGTAGTCGGTGTTGTTGGTGGCCCCGACGCGAAAGATTTGAAACTTGTCGTAGAGAGGAACAGCAAAGCCTGTAGTGACCCGCAGAGCTCCATCAGGAGTGGCTTGGACGGGTTGTACAACTCCCGAGGAGCTGCGTGCGGCGATTTGAACGGTGGGGTTGCTCATGTCTAATTTAAGTATAGGGGTGGCGTGTCAAGGGGGTGTTATTGGAAGCGTGCGGAGTAGGCGCGGACTTCGCCTCGGCGGAGCCAGGCATCGTCCATGCGCTGAAGCAAGACGCCCTCGGCGCGGACAAATTGGAACTGGCTTTTGTCGTATTGGCCGTCCTCGGCAAGCGTCTCGGCAATGGCGTAGAATTTGATGTAATCAGCAAGGAAGGTCGGGATGCGGTGGCGGAGCCAAAACTCAGCATTGGCCGGGAGGTTGCCAGTCGTGTCTTGCAGCGCTTCGTAGCAATCGCCGGTCGTGTTGTAGAAAATCACGTCGCCCTTGCTGTACGCCGCGCTGGCGCTGAATGCGGAGCTGGTGAAGACCGGCACAGGAAGAGCAAACTCCACATAGACCGGTCCCGAGGTGTAAGCCTGATCAATAATGACGATATTTGCGTCCGTGGTGACAAATTGAAGTTTTTGCGTAATGCCCGTCTCGTTTGGGTTGTTGGCATACACGGCTGCGATAGCGCCGATGGGAGTGGCCCCTGATTGGTAAAGAGGGATGTATGGCAAAGCATCGCCTGCAGCCTCGTTGCCAGAGTCCTCGACGTAAGCGGCCGAGGTGCGGTTATCCCACGCCACATTGGTCGCGGTGTCGATATTTGTGACTTCTCCCGAGGCAGTGGTGAGCACGCGCTTGATGCGCCAGACGGCATCGCTGAAGAGCGCTTGCTGCGCGGCGCGGCCAATATAGGAAGTCGTGCCTTGGTAGTCGGCCTCGTAGGTGTAGCCACCCTCTGCAAATCCTGCGCCAAGCACGATCCTCTGCTCAGTGTGCGTGATCTCTGGCCAATCATAAAATCCCCAAGCTTGCGCGGCAGCGGTCGTCGCATACTCGGCAACCGCCGACGCCTGCGACGGCAGCAAACTCTGCTCAGGATCAATGCCCATGCGCTGGATGATCCCATCGCGTATCGCGCGGTAAGGTGTCGTCTTCATTGCGCGGCTCCTTGTTGCAACGCGGGCAGGGTGCCTTGGCGGCCTATCTGCGCGTTTTGTTGTTGCTGGAGTTGGAAATTGAAACCCTTCATGCGGGCGTCGATCATGTTGCGGAAAATCTCATCCTGCTGGTACCGCTGCTGGAGGGCGGGGTTGGCTTGGATGATGCCCTGCAAGACCTGGGCGCGGAGCTGGTGGTTTTGGCCTTCGCCTGGTAATTCCGGCTCGGTGCCTGCGGCAATCTTTGTGAAGGCGAGTTGCTCTTCGTTTGACTCAATGGCGGCGGCGGGGCCGGGATCGCGGACGAGGAGTTCGGCTAGGTTTGGGTCCACGGCGGCCATGACGAATTTCACGAGTCCGGCGCGGTCGATGACTCCAGCGACATCCATCGGCACGATGGCTTGGCTGATATATTTCAGCTTCACGCCGAGAGCTTCGGCGTCGAGATTCTTGGCGTCCCAATCCACCATGAGGTCAAACTTGCCTTGGATGCTTTCTCGGTCGGCTTGGAATGGGAGAGCTTGCCCACCGGAGACGCGAAGGATTTGGACCGGCAGCATGTATTGCTGCATGAGCTGATAGGTCTGAGTGATGATGGCTTTGAAGTCGCGCAGCCAGCGGTCCACCGTGTGCTGGGTGACCAAGGCCACGTAGTTGGGATCAACCCCCTCGCCTGCTATGCCGAAGTATTCGTTCACATCGCGGCGCACGGCGCGTTCGATCTCGATGGTGCCCTGGTCGAAGGGAGGCGGCTGCATCCAGCCAAATTCATTGGGTCGGCGCTCGGGAATTTGCACGGCAGGACCGAGGATGATGTCGAGCTTGCCCCGATTGGCAGGCACGCGCATGGGCGGGAGGATGGCAATTCCAGCGCGGTCGGTGCGGTAGTCGCGCTGGGTCTTGATCTCGGCCTGCATGGTCGAGACGATCTCGGGGATGCCACGGGCTTCGAGTATGCACCGACTCACCCGCTCGCGGGCGAGCTCGATGAAGGGATACTCACCGTGCGAGTAGGGGGAAATCTCTTCCTTAGCAAAGATGTCCACATTCGGGTGCATGACGCGGCACATGACCTTGGTCGCGCCGGTCTTTTCATCCGTCTCCTTCGAGTAAACGTGCCAGATCTCGATGAGGTCGCGGTGGTCTTGCCAGAGGATGCTGTCGCGGCGGTTCTGATTTTGCTGCGAATAGACCGGCCAGAGGCTTGCTCCTTTGTAGTTCTCGGCCTTTTCGTAAAATTCCTCTGGGTAGCCCTCGGTGAGCGTGCGGTCCTCGAGCTCCTCGCAAGTCACCATCTCGCGGCGGGCGATCCATGGGGCGCGTTGAAGGTCGTAGGTAGCTGTGGGGAAAATGATGTCGTTGAAAGGCTCAAGTGCGGTCCACTCTGGCTTGCTCTCGAAAATATAGGGCTCGGTGTATTCCACCGTGCCGCCTTCGCGGAGCTTGCGGATATTGGCCACGGTGCCGGTGCCGGGGGCAAATTGCTCGGCCAGCTCGATGGCAACTTCCTCTTGGAGCGGGTCGAGAATTGCGCCGATAAACATGGCGAGCGGTGAGTTTGGGTCGCCCTGCTCTTGGGCCATAACGATGAGGTCTTCGAGGTTGATGGCTTTTTCCTCAATGCGGGTCGTCGTTTTCCAAAACACGCCCATGATGGCGAGGCCGTAGGTAGCGCGGATGTTGAGGGCGAGCTCGAGTTCACGGCGGAGGTCGGAGGCGCAGTGAGTGAAGAGCATCCACTTCAGCACGCTCTCAGCGGCCGTGCGGGACATAGCGTCGGTGGACTCCACCGGCATCATCTGCAAGCGGGCGGCGAAGGTGGAGGTGAGGCAAAGCTGGGTCTCTCGATTGCAAACAAGATCGGCCAGGCGGATGCGGCTGTCAGCCGCGCCTTCCCAGGGGAAAACATTTTTGCCGTAGTTGGTGGCCCATTTCCGGCCATCCGAGGACTGACCATCCCAGAGCGCCATGCGGGTGTCGTAGTTCCGGCTGCGCACGGAGGAAAACCAACCGCCATCGGTGGCGGCTTGGGTTAGCTCGCCCACCCAATACTTCGTGTCGCGGTCTGGCTCGTCTTGGTCGGAATCGGTCATGCGAGGAAAGAGTTGCCAGAGGCCGCTTTTAATGCGGTTACGGCCAGCGCGTATGAAATGACCAGGGAAAAACAAAACCCCGCCGCAATGCGTAAACTGGCAAAATTTGGTAGCAGGCCACGGAATTGAACCGTGTTCTCAAGGGTATGGGCCTTGCGAGTTGCCGTTTCTCTCGCCTGCATTTTAAAAAGTAAAATCATGCTGCTTTGAGGCCCGGCATGAGAAACATGGTCTTGCCTGTGCCGCCGCACTTCACGGTGCATTGCGGAAAGTTGCGTTTAAACCATGCGATAAAATCAGGATCGTTCCAGCAACCGGGGAGTTGCTTGTTCCAGTAGTGGAAGATTTGAGGGTCGATAGAGAGAGTCAAAGCGCCTACGCCCTCAATCGAGCGGAGGTCGTGCTTGGCGTGGTCGGCGGCGATGAGGTGCTGGCGGGCGTCGGCCTGCACAGCCTTGGAGTTCCACTGAGCGAGGAGCTCGTTCTTTACACCCTCAGCCACTTCGCCAGGTATGTCGCTGAATGCTTCTCTAAGGATTTCCATTTTGTAAAAGTTGTATCCCCTCCCCGATTGCCGGAGGCCGTCGTCGAAACGGCCACCGGCAAGGGCTGGGGGGCGGGATTACGCAGTTGCTGCGAATTTTCCGAGAACCTGCGGGTTGCTCACGGCAACGCCGAAGATGGCGTCGCAGAAGCCACGGCG